TTCACCGTTCCCGTTCTCTGATCTATAATCGGCATCTGCTGGAACGATCTTTCCATCTCAGCATCAAGAGGAGATCGCCACCCATTTTCGTTTGGCATCAGTATGTTCCTGTAGGTTTAGGTTTTCTTGTTTTCTTAACTGGTTTCTTAACTGGTTTCTTTTTCATTTGTTATCCTATTTTTATTGGTCGTTCAGTCATGCCTTCCATCATTAATTCAGCTTGCTTCAACTGATTCTCTTCTGCTTCCATCTGCATCTCTGCCTGAAGCTTCTGACCTTCAAAGGCAAGCTTCTGTTTTTCTATTTCTAGTTTCTGAGCTTCAAGTTGTAACTTCTGCATATCCACTTGAGCCTTCATTTGCTCAACTTGTGCCTTACCATTGTCTTGCTGTGGTGGCATATTGTCTTGAGGATCAGTCAAGAAGTCTTCAATGTTCTTCAAGCCCATGTTCATCCCAATCTCTTTAATGGTGTTGTAAATATTCTTAGGAGTAACAAGTAAGCCCATTCCACCTAGTGCCACAATCTTCTCTTGCATTTGTGCCAAGGCTTGCAGGTGAACCATGTTCTGCTCTCTGTTGCCATTGCCCAATCCAACTCTCACTGTGAAGTCTGCTTTATGACTCCACCCTCTAGGATCAACAGGGATAAACTCATTTCTCAACTTAACCATTTTTGCTTTATCTGAATGTTTTTGGAGTAACTCATAAATCATTAGGAAGGCTTTCTTGACTCCAGTCTCTGCAAAGTTTCTTGCAATCAATTCTATTCTTGCTTGACTGGACTGCATCTGTTGCATAAAGGCAGTTGCCGTAGTTTGTTGAAGCACATCAGCAGAAAGACCTTGATTGAACTTTGTAATTCCTGTGCGCCCATCTCTTACTGTGTCAATGTAATTCAACATCTCATATGGAGCATTGCCAATATTGGGAGCATCCAACCTCTTGACTGCACCAATTTCCTTAACCCTAACAACACCTGCGGGTCTGTTGGTCAACATATCATCCATGTTGACTTTCCCATCAAGACATTCAAAGCGCCCATTGTTTAAATGGTAAATGTTGTCAAGAATGTTTCTCCATAGTGTTGACTTGATCAACTGTATATCCATCACTATGTCAGCAAGTGACAAGCCATAGAACTTATGTGGCATTGGGAGAGGGCAGATAGTTGCAAATGGAACTCTGTCAACTTCTTCATTCAATATAATTCTGTCCCCAGTCTTCCAAACTTTCCTCAACTCTGAGATGCCATCACCATCCCAGTCACATCTGATGTATGCTTCATCAATCCATATTTCTCTGGTTGATGCATCAGTTTCATCATCTGGTAATGATGCCAACGAATCATCAGCAAAGTTCCTAGCATCACTCTCCTGATTGAAACGTTGAGCATCATCACTTGTGTACTCATCCGCTTCATCAAATCCCATCTCAATGAGTTGGGAAACGGTATAGGAGGTGCGGTGGCACACAAAGGAAGCATCTTCTATTGTTCTTGCATTCCTAGAGATATAAAACTCTTCAGGGGCAACACTCTGGATGTCCACCTTCCCACCAGTCTCTGTTTTATGAACTGTTACATTGTGAATGGTAGGCTGTGGCATCTGCATTTCAGGGTTTAAACCAGAATCCATTTCTGGCATTTCAGCTTCAACTTCAACCATGCCACTGATAGCTGTATGCTCAACCACCTCAACTTCATCATCCATGAGTAATAATTGAAACTCTTCATCATTCAATCCCTCATAAGATTCTTTCTTGATCTCTTCAGTGTCTTCCCAAACAATCTTGAAGATTCCGGTCTTGCTTAACAGTGCATCCTTCATCACATCATAGAGAAGCTTGAACCCATCATTCTGCCTAAAGAAAACATAGTTGCAGTAGTCTGTAGCTTGCTCACACATATCAACATCTTGCTCAGTCTGTGGCTCAAACCTTCCAACCTGATCACCTGATCCAAATATCTTCATCAAGATAGGCATAGCCCATTCCACAACATCCATGACATCAGTGGAAACAACTGATGATCTCCCTGCTATCTCATTACCAAAAGGCTCACCATTGTAATAATCAAGCGCCTTTCTTCTCTGATGATCCAACTCACCACTGTAGCTTGTAGAGTTGCCAACTTCCTTATCTATAATAGAAAGCAGATTCTCTTCAGTCAGTCTTTGCTTTTGCTTTGCCATTTATTTCTTCCCTTTGTTTCTAGGAACTGGTGTTCTATCTTCTCTGATCAACTTCAACCTCTTCACATCACCACCACCAATCAGTGTATGTATGCCTCTATTAATCAAGGACACTTGGCTCTCTAACTCTTCCAATCTCTCTTCAAGACTTGCATAGTGTGCTTGCAACAAGTTTATATCTGCTTGCATCTTTAGACTCATACCACTGCAACCTCAAGCTCTGGTAACTCTGATTTAAAACTGTGTCCACCTGACCACACATTTTCATGTGCCATAGTTAAGCAAAAAGCATCAGCAAGATCAGGTGATCTCAAACCCCTTTTCTTCATACTGTCTTTGCTCTCCACCTGCATCTTGCCAACACTTGTGAATGCATAAGTTGGTACACTCAATTCAGCCACGAGTTCCTCACAACCTTCAGGTAATCTACAGTCACGTTGTTCAAACCATTCTCTTGACCGAAACCATAGCTCATCTCTAAGTCGCATATATGTCTTCCCATCAGTGCTTGGTCTTTCTGATACTGCAACTCCTCTGATGGGCAAACCCAGTTCTGCAAGCCTGTCAGCAACACCTGCCCCAATTCCAATGCTGTCCACACAAATCTCCTCAGGCAATTCATCAGAAAAGCTCTCCAGTCTTTTGTATTCGGCAACCACAAGCCCACAAGTCTGCATCAGGTCTTTGCCTTGCCAAAAGGTTATAGGTTCTAATATATGATTGCCCTTGCGTTTGCATAAAGCTGTCCTGTCTGATCCCATCCTTGCACAGTCCAAACCCCACACCACTGCACTGTTAGGATTCACCTCAACTTCTCTGGAAACTGCTGACTCAATCAAGCTTAGCGGGATAACTGTGTCATCCTTCTCATTTGCAAACTCACCCAATACTCTGCACTGATACACTCCACTCTCTTCCCCGTACTTCTGCACCATCTCATCTATGAAGGATGGGTCAACGTTCTTGGAGTCTCCACAAGCAACCTTAATGGTGTGCCATCTCCCTCTATCAGAGTGAAAGCTGTCATAAAAATAGCCTGTTGTTCTGGTTGGATTGCCAGTGAGTATTGTCTTAGCCCCTGCACTACTCATTGCACCTTGGGCAGTCTCAAACACCATCTGATCCACACCAGAAGCCTCGTCAACCAAGAACAACATATTGGCTGAGTGAAACCCCTGCAACGCTTCTGGATTCTCTCTCCTACTTGTTCGGGCTACCGCAAAACTCTCTTGCTCCTTACCAACAACTTCTAACCTGTCACCTTTCAGGTTCAATTGATCTTGCCACCACTTAGGCATCTTCCTGTACCACTTACCGAGCTCGCTCCATAACACATCATGCAACTGGTGAGCTGTTGGCGCTGTACAAGCCACTTTGCATCCTTCACCCGATTGAACACATAAGAACCAAAGAGTCACCCAACTAAGCAGACTTGATTTTCCCACTCCATGTCCTGACCTGATAGAAAGCCTGTCATGCTTGATGATTGCATCCAGTGCTTCTGCTTGCCACTTGTCAGGGATGACACCAAGCACCTCAACAACAAATGCATTGGGATCTGCTCTATACTTAGCTAGTTTGGATTTGATTTTGTTTTTCTCGCTCATCCATTTCCTTTAGACACTCAACCAGTGTCACCTTGTGATCAACTTTGACTTCTTGCTTGTCTATCAACATTCCGTGAATCTTAGCGTTTAAACTTAAAATTCGGTCTCTAGGAATAAGCTTAATCTTACAACCCAGTCCACCACCGTCAGGAAGATTTATAGTTTGAATCTCCTGAATCAAATCCCTCACACCTCTTGGCACATCAGTCAAACATTTAACAATCAACTCACCATGCACTGAATCATAAAGATCAAGAATGTCAGCATTCATCATTTCATGTGTCTTCTGGACTATCTCTCTTCTCCTTGCATCAACATCACCCTCATCCTTTTGGATATACTTTTCTATCTCTTCCTTCACCCCAACATTTTCTAACATCCTTCTCCCACCAGCAGTTGCATTAGTCTTTGAATAACCTGCATTAGTCATGGCCTTACTAGTATTGAAATCTTTCACATACTCCCTTACAAACTTTTTCTGCTTATTGTTTAAGCTTGGCTTATCTTTTTTCATGCGTTCT